CGCCGATCAGGAGTCCGACGAATTCACGATCGCCTAATCAATCCACCCACTCCGGCCCGCAACGCTCGCGTAATCTTTCGAGGTTACGCGGGCCGCGCGGGTCGAGTACCTAACTGACTCCCGCCTGGCAAACCTTCGGAGAACGTAACGATGAAAAAAGTCCGACTCGGAACACTCAGACAAGCTAAACTCCCGCCGCCGTCCGACAAAGATCCAGACGTTTTGGTTTCGCTGCGGAAGAACATCGAAGGGCCGCACAGTGACAGTTTACGCCTGGCGGTGCCCGATGACATGTTCGAGCTAGCCAAGTCACAGACACCAAAACCCGCAGACGCCAAAACTGACACCAAATCCGGCAACACCAACAAAATCAGCTAACTCATTTCAATGGCAAATTTGACACAAACGCGAGCCGACGTCGGAATCGGATCGCTGGCAACTGCGGCTCGGCCGGTGACCGTCTTTGAAGCGGTCGAGCAGGGTCAACCCGGATACCGCAACGGCGATAACGAATACGGCGTTTGCGAATCCAACGGATCGACCGACAAAGCGGAGCAGGCTCGCGCCGAGTGCATCTTCGTAACGCCGGCCGGGGCCGGAGGGACGGCTCTAGCGGTTTTTGCTAACGTTGGCGGCGGCTCGAAACCACTGATCGATCTCGGCGCTACGCTCACCGTCGGATTGAGTTATTACGTGTCACGCACCAAGGGCGCGGTCTGTCCGGAGTCAGATTTGATAACCGGCGACTCGGTCACGTTGCTCGGTTTCGCGAGCACTGCGGATCTGCTGGAATTCGCCCCCAACGCAACAGGCAAGGAGAAACCGTGACGGAGAACGGAGTAAAAGGCCCTTCGATGCGTTGGGTCGACGATGCAAACCGAACATGGGTCGCAAAAATTACGCTCGAGACGGCTCGCAAGCTGCGCGACAAAGGATTCGACTTGCTCGATCCTGAGGCGCTCAAAAACCTGATTTCCGATCCGTTCGTGGTTGTTGAGTTTTTGATCGAGGTGCATCGCGAGCAGTTTGAGAAGTTGGATCTCAGCGATGGCGACTTTGCGGAGCTGTGCACGGCCAACCCCGAGGTGTCCGAAGCGGCCGCGGACGCGTTGGTCGAGGGCCTGGGAAATTTTTTCGAGCGCGTTCGACGTCCAGCACTCGCGGCCGTCGTTCGCAAAACGTTAGACGCAACCCGAGCGGTAGAAAATCAAGCTACCGAGCGGGTCATGACTCGCGGCGGACCGGCGATCGACAAAGCCGTACGGAGAAGTCTCGAGCAACTCGACGCCGCAATCGACGCCGCGGGCAACGAATAACCTGGGACGACGTCATCGAATACGAATCGATCCTCGGCCGAGATTGTGGATCGATGACGCTGGGAGAATTGAGTCACGCGTACCGAGCCAAGCAGGCGAATGACTGGGATCATACACTCGCGGTCATGAACCTCTGGACAAAACAAAAACTTCGCAATCCGTGGCGACGATCACGGCGACCTCCAGAAATGACACCGGCCGAATTATACGCCATGCAACGCTCAATCCGGAAAAGGAAAATGCTCGATGGCTAACCGCGGCATCGGCGTCGACTTCAAAATGGTCGACCTGTTTTTTGATCGAAAAGAGGTCATCGACAAGGTTGAGAAAGATGAGTTAACCGGAACAGTTAGCCGTGAGCTGTCGCTTGACGGTAGCATGAAAGACCGTCTCTCGCTGCACTTCAGCGACGTGTGGGAAGTTTACTCTAAAGTCCCTATGTCTGGAAAGGTTGACTACCGTGTTCGAGTAGCACCAGGAACTAACTTCAAAGCTAAGTGT